CTCGGAGGTACTGGTTTGTCCCATTGAGCGAAAGTGCGTTCGATCCGTATTTCGCGCCACCAGTGGCCGCTGCGCTGTTGTAAGCAGTGACCGTTTTCGGGTTGCTAGACGAATCGGTCAGGTTGTTGTCAAAGTGCAAGAGCAGCACGACATCCGAAAAATATGGATCAGGGAGAGTAGGCCATGTGCCAGCACGACGAAACCTTTCTGCCTCTCGCAGCGACCAGACCCCGACGGCCGCCGAATTGACAGCAGATTGTGCAGGAACGCGGTCAAAGCCGATGTATCCGCCCTTCCTGTCTCGCATCAGGAGATTTCCTTGTAGTCGCAGCTCACGTCCAGCTTCGCGGCGGTCCCAGGCGTGACGCTGATGGATTGATTTTCCATTACGTTTTGCGTCATGTCTTTTGAGATCACGACGAGAGACGCCTTTGCCGGCACTGTGATGGTCGAGGCAATAGCCACACCCGTGGCGCCCGTCGCCCCAGGCGTCGCGTTATTCCACGCCTGCACAGTCACGTCGACTGCGTTCGTGGTGTCAGTGTTAGCGACGACCAGAGCCTCGACGAAAAAGATTTTGCCGCTGCTCGAGGCGTTGCTGATGATTGCCGTCGTGCCAGTCGGCAGAAGGCGGATGCCAGTCGAACCGGCGTAAATTGCCGTCGCGTTCACGATATTGGGATTGGCCATGAGTCTGCTCCTGTGGCTTGGATTGTGCTGGAAGCGTCAAGTTTCGGGTTGGGGATCTGGAGGTACAAACACGTCTGCGACTGGGTCGTACCGGTATCCAATCCCGGCGTATGTTCCTCGATATGGCACGCCGCCATTGAGATGCACGCCGTCGCGGGTGTTGTATGAAGTGCGTTTGCACGGCATCCCTCGCACCTCTGCGTAGTGCTGCTCCCAATCGACGCCGTCCTCCCCTTCGTCGCGGCCGACGATCACCTCGACCACGACGTTGTCGGCGTTCAAAAATGCGTAGTGCGCCATGGTTAGTTCCAAGTGACTGTACCTGTGCCGGCGGTAATGGTCGTGACTTTGTCGCTGCCGCTGGTGGTCGTGGACGCTGTCACACCAGCCGAGGCAGTGAGCGTCAGGAGAGACGAGTAGCGCAGGACGATCACGCCGCTGCCGCCCGCCGCCCCCGCTGCACTTGTTCCGCCACCACCACCACCACCGCCGCCCGTATTGGCACCGCCGGCAACAGCAGACGCCGTGGGCACTCCGGCGCTGCCGCTTCCTCCGCCTCCTAGTCCACCTGTGCCACCGATTGCGTTTGGACTCGCGCCAGTAGAGAAGCAGCCGCCACCACCACCGCCACCGTAGTAAGCTGCAACTCCGGAGATTGATGAAACACGTCCAATTCCTCCGCTGCCGGAAGCGGTGCCAGACACGCCGTCTCCACCCTGCGCCCCGCCACCGCCGCCACCACCCGCCGCAGTGTTTGCACTTGGCAGTCCGCCGGGATTCCCTTGCGAAGATACAAGGGTCGCACCGCGTGAAGCGCTTGAGCCGGACCCCCCACCGCCTGACGCGCCGTGCTGAATGCCTGCGGTGGTACCCTGCTGCCCGCCGCCGCCGCCCATCGCGGCAATGTTACTAAATAGTGAAAACGAACCCACCTGTCCTATCGCACCACCCGCGCCAATCGTCACCGAGTACATGGTTTGCAACGCCACGCCAAGCGTCTCACTTACAACACCCCCTCCACCGCCACCGCCGGCTGGAACAGAACCAGACCGGCTATTGCCGCCGCCGCCGCCGCCGACGACGAGAATCTGCACGAGCCGAGATGCGTCACCGCCAAACACAATCCACGCCTGGCCAGTCCATTGGTAGGCACGCCCGCCCGTGTAGGCGACCTGGTATTGAGCCGGGCTCGTTGGGAATGTCAGCGGCATGTTCGCTACCCCAGATCCATCCAGGCAAGCGTCAACGGCTGCCGTGGAGCAACTTCAACCCACAAGCCGGACGTGCGGAAGAAGAGCCTGCCAGACGAATCGTCAAACCATAGCGAGCCTGTGCCACCAGACGCCGGAGCTGTCGGGCCTGTGACGTAAAACTCCATGCTGCCGGCAGCGCCCTGCGGCCCCGTCACGCTAGGGCCGGTACTGCCCGTCGGGCCTGGCACAGTCGACGCCGCACCCGTGGGGCCTGTAACTGTTGAGGCGGCGCCAGCAGGGCCAGTATTACCCTGCGCGCCTGTGTCGCCGACGCTGCCCGATGGACCAGTGGCGCCGACGATCGACTGCCCGGCCTGGCCCGTTGGACCCGTGATAGATTGGCCGGCTGGTCCCGTGTCGCCGCGCTCGCCGGTTGCTCCACGCTCGCCAGTAGGACCTACAATGGATTGGCCCGCCTCGCCGGTGGGGCCGACGATCGAATCGCCTGCGGCGCCGGTAGGCCCGACGATTGATTGGCCGGCAGGGCCTGTCTCTCCTCGCTCTCCGGCAACGCCTGCGGCCCCAGCCAAGCCCTGCGGTCCGGTAGGCCCGACATCGCCGGCCACTCCCGCCGCACCCGTGCTACCAGCGGCCCCCGCCACACCCGCCGGCCCAGTTGGCCCCTGAATGGCAAACGACGACCAGGAGGTCAGGTCAGATTCCAACTGGTAGTAGCCGTCTACGCTCGCCACGTAGACGAGCATCCCAGCCTCTCGACGCAGGGCTGGGATGGCGTCGCGCTCCTCGAGCGTGGCAACGCTCCGCAAGCCGCCTTTTCCGTACTGCGCCAGATGGGACGGGTACGCATCAGTTGTCGAAAACGGCACCACAGGCGCGATGACGTTCTGGCCCTTTATCTCTGCCATCACGCCACCTCAAGGTTGAGCGTGCCTGTAACCGCGTAGGTCGAGCGGTAGAGCGTGTAGGAGCGTGCCGCCTGGCCCGCGAACGTGATGGACCGCTGCGTTGTCTCCCAGGCCGTCGAGACGATGCCGTTCACCTTGAGCGTTGGCGCTCCGAAAGACGTCGGCAGGACCACGTAGACGTACGCCGAGGCCGGTGCCAGCGTGCGAGACAACGCCCGGCCAGTGGACTGGTCAACCGCCAGCGAGGCAATCACCTGCCCGTCCGTAATCGTCGTGCCGGCAAATGTTCCAACCGCCCGTGCCAGCAGCGTGCCAGGAATCACAGCGCTCTCCGACTCCGCCACCGTGTGGATCTTCACGGACGTGCGAAACGCATCTGCGTAGTGCCACAGAGGCACGCCGCGAGGAGACGACACCGAATAGGTCGTAGAAACGTCTCCGTAGGTTTCGACAATTTTGTCGCCGCGCTCAGGCTCGCTGTAGGGCAGCGTGCCGACCTTCACGATGTAGTCGCGGCTTTCCCACTGCTCGACGACGCCTGACTGCGTCGCCGCTTCAAACATCGACCTGCCGATGCAGGCCGTGATCTGGGTGGACGTGTTGCCACGTACGTAGGTGCATGGCACCGCTGCCGACTCTCGGAGCTGGTCTGTCAGCCAGGCGGCACCTGTGCGCAGCATGTCGGCCACGGAGAGAACTCCTTGAATCCACAAGACCCTGGGCGGGGCGGAAAGGGTGAAACGCCGCCGCCCAGGGCTTGCAGGTGGACCGACTACTTGTTGAGCACGACATGCACTTCGGTGTCGTCAACCAGCCGAGCCTTAGCGAGCTTGCCGGCGGCAACACCCGTCGAGGCATGAGCCACGCCGGAGGTCGCATACCAGTTGATCGCCGAGCCCTGAGCACCAGTCGCACCGGTGGCACACGGCATCGCCCACACACCTTCAATCGCCAGCGAGCCGAGCGCGTTGGCCGCGATGGGGCGCGGGGCAACCGCCACGAGCGAGCCGATCACGACCACCTCGCCAGCCGCCACGGCGGAGCCGGGCGTGTGGTTGAGGATGTCACCGTCCTGAACATAAGAAGCCATCTGGATCACCTCGTTTCTATTGCTTGGTGTTGAATATCCCGGCGGGCTGGCTTGGCTCCAGCCCGCCGGGGTTAGATCACGTCGCGGAGTCGCACTTCACGCCGGCGAGGTATTCGGCCTTGGCCACGCCAAAGTCGAAGTAGCCACGCATCTGCACGCCGAGCGTGTTGAAGTCGGCTTCCGCCGTCTCCACGATCGGGCTTTGCACGCCGTTGAGGAAAGCCACCTCCATCACCGGCATGTCGGCCGGCGACGCGAGGAGGTAGTAGTCGGTCGTGTTGGTCAGGTAGGTCGAGGCGACCACCTGATACCGACCGGCCAAGACGTTCCGATCAGGCTGGCCACCGGTCGCACCGCTCTGGATGAGAGTGCTCCCCATAATCTCGGCCGCAGACAGCTCGAGGTCGACCGGCACAAGCAGAATCCGGGGCTCCACCGCGACGGGGTTGCCGTCGGGATCTTTGAGCTTGCGGAACTTCGTGGCCAGCGCCTTCAGGTTCGCCAGCGACAGTGCCAGCGAGCCAGCCGACAGGTTGCCACGACCGTTCGTGAAGAACGACGCATCGTCCACGAAGTCGGCCCAAAACACGTCGTTCAGCTTCAGCGCACCACCACGGCCGATCCGCTGCGGAACAGCGGTCAGAGCGCCGAGGTCGTCGTTGATGAGGTCCGTACGGGTGACGGAGGTCATGATCCCGTAGGTCTCGGCACTGATCGTCCGCGACTCCTCACTGGCCGCCGCGTTCTTGAGCTCGCCACCGTTGGCGACCTTGTCGAACTTGAAACCACCGTTGAGCCGGTAGCTCGTCAGCGTCTTGAAGTCGTTGACCGAACGGACAGACGAGATCGACCGCCACGCGCTCTCGACGCCGTTGAACCCGGCGAGGAGGAACTTGTTGGCGGTGTTGCTCAGGATGCCGCTGATGGAGTGAGTCGCCCACGCCGCAGCCAGAATCGGCCGGAGCGTGGAGGCATTGAGCCGACGCGGGCCGTCGTAGCCATTGGCCACGGCAGCCTGCACGATCACTTCACCGAGCGACAGCTCGCGACGCGCCTTGTGGGCCGCCTCGAGCACCTTGCCGTCGTACTGGCTCTCGACGCCTGGCAGGCCGCCCTGCAGAGCGAACGACGCTTCGATCACCTCCGCCGTCGGAGCCACGTTGGCCACGACGTGAACCGCAGGAGCAGTGGGCCGCTCGTCGCGGGTCGCAAGGAGCTTTTCCATGTTGGACACCTTCTGGGTGAGGTCGGCGATCAGCTTGGTGTGATCGACCGTATTGGTGGCTTCCACGGCGACACTCGCCGGGGCTTCCACAGCGGCAGCCACAATCGGCTCCTCTGCGGGCGTCTTGGTGGCGTTATCCGCCATGGGGTGCTCCTCGTCGGCTTCCGCCGCGATGGCGACGCTGGTCTGCGAATCAGCGCCAAGAGTTACAAACGAAACCTCCCGCAGACTGGAGGCTTTGACGACTCGAAGCGGCCCGACATGGGCAGCTCCGTTGACGGTGGTGGCGACGTCTGCATCAAACTTCTGATGCCGTCGCACATCGGCGCCGACGCTCGCCTGAAACTGGTAGCCAGCTTCCGCCAGGGCGGCGACCTGGTCGGCGTTGCCGTTCCGGGCGAGGATCTCGCCCTCGACGATGAGCTGCCCGCCCTCGAGCTTCGGGGTGCCCTGGCCGAGGATCGACCCGAGCGAGTAGTCGTGCCCCAGCACTACCGGCACCGTCGCCGGGAGTTGCATCCCGGCCATGTCGATGATGACAGGCTCTCGGCTCCACCCCTGGCGGATGGGAGCGCCGGTGTAGGCCACGATGCGGAACTTCTTCGGGCCGGCGGCAGACTCGCCGTCGGCAGCACGCAGAAACTCAACGCCGCTGTCGATCGTGATTTTGTTCATTACAGAAACTCCACGATGCCATCGAGGTCGTCGAACTCGTCGTACTCGTCAAACATCACGGTGCCTCCGCTGGGTCGCCGTTCTCGTCGAGCGTTCCGCCGTAGTTCACCTCTGGCGTCAGGTCGACCCAGATGCCAAGCTCCTTCATCAGCGCGATCTCGGCGGCACGCTGGCGCAGCTCGACGTCCCACTGCTTGCCCTGCTTTGCGTATTCGCTGGCAAGCGTGGTCGTGTGCGTGCGCAGCCGCGTCTCGGCGGCGTTGGCTTCCTTGGCTGGGTCGACGTGGTCCTTGCCGTCCCACACCCACGCCCAGTTCCACTCCGAGAACGGCGGCAGGCCGTCGGGAAGGATGCCGGAAAGCGTGGCCTCGTTGACCCACGCGGCGAAGATACGGTCGAGCATCACACGCTCGAGCTCGTCGCGCATCACACGCAAGGTCTTGTCGTAGACCTGGTGATCCATCCTGCCGCTGGCGTAGTTGTAGGACGACGAATCCAGGGCAGCGACATTGAACGGCATCTGCAGGCAACGCGCCATCTCGTTGACGATTTCGCGCTTGAACATCGCGTAGGTCGACGTGGGCTGCTCCGCTTTCAACTGCTCGAAGGTCCACCCGTCGGGCAACGTCACCATGGCCCGCTTCTGAATCTCCATCTCGGCGAACGCATCGACGTCGTCCACCTCGGCGGCCGGCGAGTTGGTGCGTAGGAATCCGGCGAAATCCGCCGCCGTCTCCGCAGCCGCACAGACCGCCTCTGTGTACCGACGCAGCTGGCCGAACAGCTTCAGCGCCGGCGCCACCTCAGACACGCCGCGATGCTGGCCGGCACGTTGCGCCCGGAACCAATGCACCATCTGCGATGCCGGCACCCGCTGAAACTCGAACGTGTTGACGCGATAGTTGGCGCCTGGGTGGTAGTTCAGCACCTGATAGGCAATGACGTTGCCGATGGAGTCGAACTCCAGGCCGTCGACCGTGCTGCCGTCAGGCGTCACCGTCTGCGACATCAGCTCCGTCGGCGTGGCGACCATCTCGGCCTCGATCAGCCGTAAGTCGAGCTGCACGCCCGGCATCCGTGGATTTGAGATCATCAGGGCGAATGCTTCGCCGTCGATGGTCTTGGCATCCGCCATCGTCCGCAGCTTGCCGGGCAGGTCGATGGACCACGACCAGTCAAACAGCAGCCGCTCCACCTGGCGGTCGACGTCTGGAGAACCGGTGTCGAGTTGCAGCCGTGGACCGGTGCCGACGATGTCGTTCGACCGCGTCTCCACGATCCCGGCGAGGTAGGAGTTGTTCGCCCGCTCATACCGAGCACGGTTGCGGATCTGCCGGCGCACCATCGGCGAGAGCGCCGTATCCGCAGCAAACGCATCGGCGTTCGCCCAGTGCTTGCGGTCGTCGCCCTCACTAGCGGCGTCGTACCGGGCACGCACGCGCATCGGCACAGCCACAGGCTGTAGCTGCCGCTTACCGCGAAAGAGTGTGCCGAACAGGCCCATCAGGAGCCGCCACCCGGAGGAATCAACCGGTTGAACCGCAGTCCACGGTTCTTCCTGGTCGACGTCTGCGAGACGGCAGACTTGCCCGACAAATACTTGTCGGCCTCGATCATGTCTCCGATGTCCTGCGCCTCGACCTCGCCCGCGTCCGTGCGGACACGTTTCGGGCCTTGCGCAACCTCGGAGATCTTGTCCCGCAGTTCGTCGCTCATTGGGACGAAACTACGGGCGAGTCACGGCAGACGAGAGGGGGTATGGCGTCAGACTGCGACCCAGTCGCCGCCACGTCGCTCGTACACCACAGGCGTCAGCCCCAGACGGCGAGCGATGGCGGCTGTCGGCTC